AATTGTGCAGTTATACATTTTCTTAGCACTAAAGTAGCTGTCGCTGCCATCTGTAAACTGAGCAGAGTACTCCCTTTGAAAAGACGAATTAGATGAGCCGCCAGATTGGGCCTCTTCAATAACTGTGCTATCAATCATATCACTGGGGATTGAATCAAACGCCATTTGCGATATAAAATAGTTAGACTGTTGGATATCTTCAGAATAGATATTGTTCATCCATTCTTTGTAAGTCTTGTAAAGATTTTCAAAACTAAAACTGGCAGAAGATAAAGCTATCATTTTAGAATTGTTTTCAAACACAACTCTAT